TTCATTCCGAGGCGACCAGCGACAGCGACCCGCTTCTAGCCAACTGCTGCCCTTCAGTCACTCCAAATAGGTTGTCCCATTCCCACACCGGGACAAGCTTTTGCGTCAGCATTGACGCCAAGCAGTTTGCGGTGCTTATATCACCTTTCGTCAACGCTCGAGTCCTGTAGCCGTAGCCATATTGCGTGTCCGTTACGGACAGCGTGCCAAGTCGCTGCGCGCCCCTCGTCGTCTGCCCGCATGTCGCAGACACCTGCACGCCGTTGCTGTACGTGCGCTTTGATCGCCACAACGTCTCTGAATACAAGAAACTCCAATAAAAACACACGTCTTCAGGCGCAGACGAAAGCATGCGGTCGCGCCCCCACAATTGCAGCTTGCACTCTTGCTGCACAATGCCGTCGGGCCACACGCACCCAGCATCGTACTGAGTACCGGGGAACGAAAACTGGCCGTGCTCTGAAGACTCGTATAGGAAATTGTAGACGTATGCCGCGCCCCCACCGCTTCCGCTATCAACAAATGGATACTGGCCTTCTGACGAAAGCTTCGTGTCATCTCGAACAAGAGACAGCGTGCGAGTGACGCCGTCTGTCGGGTCAGAGAATCCGCTCCACACAGCTTGGTTATAAAGCGAAGGAGATGGCAGACCGGAGAAAAACACGGTCGCCAAAAGGCGCGACGGCAGCACGCAGTCGCACGTAGCGGCGCAGCACGGAAAACATGTTGATCCCAACATGTCAGCACTCCGCTGCAATCAGAATCCACTCGCCGCCAGCGTATGCGATGGCACACGACTTCGTTCCGCTGCCGGTCAAGTTGGCGAAGTAATTCTTTGCCGTAATCGTCGCGCTGCTGTTGATGGCGTCCGTAACTGTTGCCGTTGACCCTTTGTTCCACGGCGGAGAAAACGTCCCGCGAATGACGCCGGCTTGCATCCGAATCAGCGCCCAGTTGGAATCCTTCCAGAGCACATGAGCACCGGCTGCCTTGCCGAGATCCGCCGCCTTGCACTGCACCACGCCTCCCACAGCCACCATTCCAATCTTCCCGCTCTCAATCGGCTCAACTGCGACGCACCAGGCCGTCGTGCTCGCAGACGGCGTTCCGCCCGTCAAAACTGGCATCTCCTCAAACGACGCTGTAGCATCGCCTGATGAGCTTGTAGGCGTGATCTCAACGCCAGTGATCGCCAGCACGCCCCAGCGTGCGACGGTCACAGACGGCTTGCAGTAGACCCACGTATACGGCTTGAGCACCGTTGAGCCGGCAACACCTGACGTGCCGGCGTGAGCACCAAGCACAAGGTCAGCCGCGTCTTGTGCTCGATTCCACGCACGGGCAGATATTGCCCCGCGTAGCGGCTGGCCCGGCTCTAGGCGTCCGTCTGGGCGAGGCATTAGGTGGTTCCTATGCCAAGAGCAGAAAAATCCGAGTCTTTGTAGACCTTGCTGACGTAGACGGCTTTTGGTTGCTTTAGAAGTGTGTTGCTAGACACGGCGTCTTCGTATCGCACCCAAAGGTATTCGTGACCTTTCTTCTCAATGCCAGTGATGCTGCCGATGGTTTGCCCAGTGACGTTCTTTGAAGCCACAAACCGAAACGAAAGCGACCACGGGCCACGGCCTTTTTGATCGTCCCATTCCTGCGAGCCGCTGCATCCCATAAACAGCACTTCGCCGGCGTCAAATCCTCGAAAGGATGCGTTGTTTGTCGTGCCGGTAACGGCAGCAACGCCACGAATCCAAGAACTTGTGACGTATGTGTTTGGCACGTCATATGTTTCTTGCCACTGCAATTGAGGCACAACAATATCGACGCCGTTGACTCCGTTGGAATCCACGCCGATGGCACCGCTCATGTTGGTTGCCGTGGACGGGAACCGCTTCTCAAAATCCAGCGTGCCGCCAGAGCCGACAGAACAGGCTTGCGTAACGTGCTGCGACCCGCCGGTCGTGTCAAACGAACGAGCGCGCTTTAGCGGGGCATCACCATCTTCCGCGCCATTCTTCTCGTACTGAATCGTGACTTGCCAAGCGTTGTCGCCAAGGTAACTGACGCTGTACTGCTCGGCACGCAGCTGCATTCCAGAGACGCCTGGATACTGCCAATATTGGCCGTTGGCAGTGATCTCGGAATTGATCTCGGCGTGCAGCACCGTGTCGTCAGACGTGCCGAAAACCTTGTACGACTTCACGTAGGACGACGCAGCCTTCTTGCCCTTGCGGACAATCGTTGCCTGCCGTGAGTCGCCGTCCTCAATCCAAGTGAGTGCCATTACGCTGCCACCGCCCCTTCATCACCGAATTGCTCGGTGTTCTTCTGGATTCCTTCAAGTGCCTTCAGTTGCCGTTCGGCAATCGTTGAACCAAAGCCCATGCCGCCGAGGTTGACGCTCGAGAACGTGCCTTGCGTTTCAACTTGCTTGGCGGCCTCCGCTGCCGCCTTCAGAAGTGCATCTTGGTCTGGCGGCTTGATGCCGCCGGGGGTTGCTTCAACGATTCCAGACACAGCCGTTGGCGTCACTTTTTGAGCGGCCAGGTCAACGGCTTCGCCGTACTTCTTCTGCTGGGCATCGGTCAGCATGCCAGTGTCACGCAGGGCAAAGAACTCGTCAGCCAGCGTGCGAAGCTCATCCATCGTCTTTGCTTCGCCGACTGCGTTGATTACGTCTTCGCCCTGGCCGGAAAGGATGCGGCGGTCACGGGCCGTGCTGGTGAGCGACGCAAGCTTTTCTTGCGATGCAGCCGCAGAGGCACGAAGGTTGTCGCCAAATGCTCTCGCGCCGGCAGTGCGCTCATTGATGACTCGACTGTTCTCTGTCTCCATAGCCGACACGCTGCGGTCAGTGTTGGCTTGAATCGCGTCATTGCGCTTCTTTACCTCATCGTTGCTCAACGTCACGTTCCACCAATTTGCGGTCTGAGCAATCTGGCTCCACATATGCTCCCACGCCACCGCAATACCAGTGCCAAGATCCGTAAAACCGTTCTGAAACTGCGTTGACCAGTTGACGAATGCTGACTGAAGATCTGCGGTGCCTGTTTGCCACGCCGCCATCAACCCGGTCATAGCGATGTCCATAGCCCCACCAAGATCACCGCCCGTGATTGCGTCATAAATGCCCGTCATCGTCGTGGACGCAATCGACTGCACTTCGCCAAACGTGGACACGAACGACGCGCTGAGTTCCGGCGTCGTCACGACCAGGGCAGCGATGCCAGCCGCCACTAGCCCCAGCGGACTCAACAGAGCACCAAGGATGCCGCCAGCAACCGCAATCGCAGTGCCGAGAGCATAGAACGCCAGACCGCAGCCAATGACCGCTACGGTGCCTTTAGCGATGTCCACGACCATCTGCTGATTCTCTTTGACGAAGCCCGTGACTCCGTTTGCCAAATCTTGAATAAACCCAAGAGCCGTTTGCAGGCTGGGGGCTAAAGCAGCGCCAATCTCAATTGCAGTGTCGTTGATGGCAGACTTCGCCAGCCGGAACGAGCCGCCAAGCCCAGCATCCATAGCCTTTGCAGTCTTTGCAGCAACGCCGTCAACGCTCTTGAGCCGGTCAGCAAGCTCTACAACGCCGCCTGCCGTCTGCGACAACACGTTGGCACTGGTGATTCCCAACAGCCCGAACGCCTTCGCCATCTTCGCCGTGCGTTCACCAACAGGCATGTCCTTTGTGGCGGTATTGATCTCGTCAAGGATCTGCACAAGCGGCTTCATGTTGCCGGCTGCGTCTTGATTGCTGACGCCAAACAAGTCGTGCAGCTTCTCGCCAGCACCGGCAGAGATAACCGACAGACGTCGCAGAGCCGTGCCGGCTTCGCTACCTTGAATGCCGACGTTGCCGAGCACGCCGAGGATCGCCGTCGTGTCCTCGAGAGACACGCCGAGCGACTTTGCCACCGGGCCGGCATACTTGAGCGACTCGCCAAGCCCCTCAACGCTGGTGAACGTAGCGTTAGCCGTCTCGGTTAGAACGTCAGCAGCCTTGGCGGCATCCGTAGCACCAAGGCCAAACTGCCGCAGAGTTGCCGCCATGATGCCGGCTGACTTCGTTGCGTCTGTACCCGTCGCCCTGGACAAGTCCAGCACAGCCGCAGTC